TCACAAAAGACTCACAACCACTAGATTTACCTGCTAATGAATGGCATGAGATTGAAACCCTAGAAGACGGTACTGTGTTTACTAATATATTTAGAGACGGAGAATATTAATGTTTATTATTACTTGGTTGTTTGACAAACTTGGCTATATGCCAAAAGTTAATGTAGAAGTTGGTACTTTAGCCGCATGGCCTTTCCCAGCTGCAGAAGAAAAGAAAAAACCACAGGTAAAAAAGGCTACTACACGCACTAAAAAGAAACCTGCAGTTGTAGCTAAAACCGCACGTAAACCTAAAGCAAAATGAAAGATTTCTTAACTCAGCTTCTTACTGGTAAAGATAACCACACGCAAGATATTGCAAGGTGGAGTTGGATGATTTCCTTAGTGGCTGTTATTATAGGTGCTGGGTATGAGCTTATTCATTCTAATGCTCTTAGCCTTCGTGAGTTTGCAGAAGCTGTAGGGATTATATCGGGCGCACACGGAGCTGCAGTTATGATGAAAAAAGATACGGAGCCTCAATAATGTGGGGCCTTTTAGGTAATTATGCAAATCTCGTCAAAGCTGGACTTATTGTTTTTGCTATATGCTTGGTGTTTTTTGCTGGCTGGCATGTGCGGGATAGGGATTTTACTGTATACAAAACAGCAATCCAAGTCGCAGCAGAGAAACAGCAAGCGCAAACGGAGTCAATCCAAAAGCAACACGAAATTGTAACTAAAGGAATTTCTGATGAATACGAAGCTAAGCTTGTTGCTCTTCGCAACTACTATAAGTCTACTAGCGTGTGGAACAACCCCAATAGCAGTACCATGTCCGGTATTTCCACAGCCCCCAAATCAGCTGATGTTATCTCCGCCTACAATGAACTTGCTGGAAACTGCGCCCAAACTACGCTAATGCTAGTTGAATTACAAAAATGGCTTAACGAACAGATTGGTATTAAATGAAAGACAACTTTGCAGATGCCCTAACAGCACTTTTAGTTCATGAAGCAGGATTTGTTGATAATAAAGACGATCCCGGTGGAATGACAAACCTTGGAGTTACTGCCGCAACTTGGGCTATGTGGGTAGGGCATGATGTAAATGAAAAGCAAATGCGGGCTCTAACCCCATCTATAGTTGCGCCTTTATATAAAAGAAAGTACTGGGATGCTTGCAGAGCTGATGAGCTTATATCTGGTCTTGACTACGCTGTTTTTGACTACGCTGTTAATTCCGGGGTCGGGCGTGCTATTAAGGCTTTGCAGAACTGCGTTGGGGTTGCTCCTGATGGCGGTTTTGGTACAGCTACTATGGCTGCCGTAAGCCAGTTTAAGGGGGACGCAGCTAAGGTTTTACTTGAAGAGTACTGCGATAATCGGTTACAATTCCTAAAGTCCCTGAAGACTTTCCCTGTATTTGGTAAAGGGTGGGAAAAGCGGGTGAACGAAGTTAAAGCTATGTCACTTAAGATGCTAGGGTAAACCCGTATGCCGTTACAAAAATTACAATTTAGGCCAGGTTTAAACCGTGAAGGTACCGATTATAGTAACGAAGGCGGTTGGTATGATGGTGAAAAGATTCGTTTTCGTTCGGGATTTCCTGAAAAAATTGGTGGTTGGGCTCGAGCAGCTAATAATACATTCCTAGGTGTATGCCGCGACCTTTGGAACTGGGTTGACTTAGCCGGTAATAACTATGTTGGTGTCGGTACTAACGTAAAGTACTATATTGAAGCGGGGGGTAGCTTTAATGACGTTACGCCGTTTATTGTAACGCACACCTTAACAAATCCTATCTCTATTGTTAATGGTTCCCCAACAATAACTATTACAGACGTAAGCTACCAGCCTAACGTAGGCGATTATATAGTTATTAGCGGTGCAAACTCAGTAGGCAATATTACCGCCACAACCCTTGACCAAGAGTGGGTGGTTACTGCTATTACTTCTGTTTCAACTTTTACAATTACCGCCCCATATAACGCTACTTCTACTACTAGCGGTGGCGGTTCTGCGGTTGTTGTAAGTTATGAACTCCCAGGCGGTAACAATACATATACAACGGGTAATGGTTGGGGGGCCGGTACTTGGTCTCTTACTATTACTCAAACTTTAACAAACCCATTTTCTACAACTAGTGGTAGCGGCACTGTAACTGTTACTCAACCCTCGCATGGGTATTTAACTACGGCTGGTGCTTTTGTTATTGGCCAACAGTATAAGATTGTATCTGTCGGCACTACCGACTTTACCCTTATTGGGGCTTCGGCTAATACTGTTGGTCTTTTGTTCACGGCTGTTAAAATCGGTACTGGTACAGGTACTGCATCTATTGCTTGGGTTGCATTTAGGGATGTTACTGTTACAGTTGGGGGTATACCAATTGTTTTAATGAATACAACATTTCAAATTACGTACGTTGACGCAAATACTTACACAATTAAAACAAATGGCAATACAGGTTCTTTTTTAGCCACATCTACAACTTCAGGTGTCGGCGGTGCTGTTACTTTATACCCGCAGTATGGTTCTCGTGGTTGGGGGCAAGCTGCTGCTGTTTCAAACGTTGGGCAACAGTTACGTCTTTGGTCTAGTGATAACTTTGGCCAAGATTTAATACTTGCCCCTCGTGGGGGTAACTTGTTCTACTGGCAAGACTCTACAGGTGTCGGTACTAGGGCGGTGCTGTTAAGCTCTTTAGCGTCTGGTTCAACAGTGCCGGGCACATCATATACATATCAGCAGTTTGTCCCACTAAAAACAAATCAGATTGTATCTTCAGCTATTCAACGGTTTGTTATTGCTATGGGGGCTAACTCTTATAACCCAACCAATATAAATACAGCATTTAACCCTATGCTGGTACGTTGGTCTGACCAGCAAAATGCGTTTAACTGGGTCCCTGTGGTTACAAATCAATCTGGCGAATTCCCACTTACTAACGGCTCTTACATTGTTGGTGCCCGTGCAACCCGCCAAGAGATTTTGATTTGGACTGATTCAGCGCTTTACTCTATGCAATATATTGGGCCCCCATACGTATGGAGCTTCCAGATTATGATGGACAATATTTCCGTCATTTCACCAAATGCTATGGTTACCGTTAATAACGTTACCTACTGGATGGGGGCCGAGAAGTTTTACATGTACTCTGGTCGTGTTGAAACGCTACCGTGTTCTTTGCGCCAGTATATTTTTGATGACATCAACCCATCCCAGACTTTCCAAATATTCTCTGGGGCTAATGAAGGTTACAATGAAGTCTGGTGGTATTACGTAAGTAATAATAGTGTTGATGGACTTCCTGACAAATATGTAATCTATAACTACCTCGACCGGGTTTGGTACTACGGCACTATGGCTCGTTCTGCTTGGCTTGGATCCGGCATTCAAAGCTACCCGCTAGCAACTAACTACCTTAACAGTGCTGTATTTACTGGTTATATTTCTGGTTATACTTTAACGGTAACTAACGTTACTTCTGGTGTTATATCACTTGATACAAAGATTTCTGGTTCTGGAATAGCCTCTAATACTATTATTAATACCTACGGCACGGGGTCTGGTGGGGCTGGAACTTATACATTAAGCATTGGCCAGACAGTGGGCTCTTCTACTTCCCCAGTAACTATGACTACAGCAGGTGGCTTTGGGTATTTGTTAAACCATGAAAATGGCGTAGATGACAATGCTGGCCTTACAACAAGACCTATCGACTCTTATGTACAGTCCTCCGATTTTGATATTGGGGATGGGCATAACTTTGGATTTGTATGGCGAATCTTACCTGATGTAAACTTTAATGGTTCAACATGTAACAACCCGGCTGTAACGATGACTGTAAAGCCAAGAGAAAATTCAGGTACTCCATATGGCGCAGCTGACAACCCAACTGTTACTAGCACGCAGAACTATACAAATACGCGCGTCTATAATGTACAGCAGTTTGATGGCCAGGTATACACCCGGTTACGGGGTCGTCAGATGAGCTTTAGAATTGAGTCTGCAGGCCAGGTCGGTGTCACATGGCAGTTAGGTAGCCCACGTATTGATATTCGCCCTGATGGTAGGAGATAATAATGGCAAGTACTAATGCTAATATCGTACCTTCTAAAGCGCCGAACTTACCTATTGCGCCGGTAGATTACGCACAAACATACCAAGACCAGCTTAATAACGCTTTTCGTTTGTACTTTACACAGCTAGATAATGTAACCCAATATACGGCAGCTCAGACTATTATTTATACAGTAGCTGCACTTCCTGCTGTTGGTGTCATGGGTCGTAGGGCATTTGTCTCAGATGCCGCAAGTACTACTTTTGGCGCTACAGCTGTTGGCGGTGGGTCTAACCCATCGCCTGTTTTTGATAATGGAACCGCTTGGATTATAGGATAACCGTGGTAAAATCGGTAAAAAGTAAAGGATAGATTATGGCTGGCGGCGGAAGTTCTGGTGGTTTTGAAAGTTATTTACCAATAGCTGCGGCGTTGGCTGCAACTGTTATGACTGACGGCGCAGCGTCGCCTTGGCTTGTAGAAACTATGGGCTCGGAAGCGGCTGCTGGAGCCGTTATGGGAGCTGGCGCTGGTGCATTAACTGGCGGCGGTGTTGCTGCTCTTACTGGCCAGAATGTAGCTCAAAATGCGTTAATGGGCGGTGTTGCTGGCGGAACGCTCGGTTATGGTATGGCCCCAGGAGATGTTATTCCTGGTATTTCTGGTGACGCTGGTGTGGCAGGGTTGGCAAACGCTAATGGCGCAACAGCTTACGGTATTGGTGCCGACCCAATTAGTAATATGTATGGCGCTGGCGCACTTAGTGGCGGTGCCGGAAATGCTGCTGTAACGGCCGGCGGTGCTGGTACTGGCATTCTAGGTACGGGTATTACAGGCACACAAGCAGCTATGGGTCTAGGTGGTCTGGGCTTAATAAGTGCTATGAATGCTGATAAAGCCAAATACGGAGTACCAGCGAACTCTTCCGTTAACTGGAATGGCGGTTCATTAGCTAATTTTAAGTATGACCCACAGCACTACAACCCAGACGTAGTACAGCCACCTAATCCACATTACCAAGCGCAGTATCAGAACTATAGACAAAATCCTTATCAAGGACCCGCAGCTCCTCAAGCTCCAGTTATGGCAGCCGAAGGTGGTTTAATGCAGGGTGGGCCAGCTAATATAGATTTTATGGGCGGCGATATGTACCCCCAAAGTCAAATTCAAAATCCCCAATACTCCCAATCTTCTCAAATGCCAACTAGCGCCCAGCAAGTTGCGGCTAGCTACGAACCACAAACAAACCCATTAACTGGGGAACCAACCGTTAATATGAGTGGGGGCGGTCAACCCAAAGCTAGTAACATGGCGGCTA